CTTTAATAATTCCTCTGTAACTTCCCTCCAATCATTTACATTTAAAACAGGAAGATTTTCAAATAATTTTGTAAAATTTGGTGCGCAAACTATAGGAATACAACCCAAACACAAGGCTTCCCACGTGCGGTGACAATCCATCCCATTTCCAAATGGAGATAACACAAAAGCATATTTAGACATTAGATTCCAATTAACGGTTCTTTTTGTAAACGTCTCATTAAATATCATTAATTTATTTGGAATACCGTTTACAGAATTTACTCTATCTTTAAAACGGTCGTTTGTTTTCGAAAAGTTTACATATATTTTAGGTATTCTGTAGTAGAATGGCTGCGATTTTTCTTTAATATTCACAAGTATCAATTCTTGAGCGCCGGGTAAATGACTTTCATTTGGTAATTTCCAACTAGAATCGGGGTTATTTGAAATCGTATGATAATCTAAACCAATTGGCATTTGGACCATTTTGTAATTATTTTGTATTTGTGTATTTTGTAGAAACCATTTTATTAAATAAGGAGAATTTAATAATGTATTTGTTTCTTGTAAATTCAAAGCTTCTTTTGGCACACACAAGTCCGAATCGCCAGATAAAAGAACAAATTTTTTATTAATTTTTCTCAAAATATCTGTAACAAAAAATTTTAATAAATCGCTACAAACGTAAATTGACATTCCATCAAACATTCCATTTAACATTTCAAATAAATAGCCTTTATCATCATTACAACTTGATTTTGGATTATTTGAATGAAAATCACACGATTTTAATATTCCTCGGCTATTCACAAAATGACACAAATTTTCCATTTTATAATAAGTATAATTATTATATTTTACCTATAAAATATAATATATAACACAATTATATGGTTAAAATATCAAAACAAACCTCAATAAAAATATTTTATGATAGAATTGGGGATAAACGCTATTTAGCATTTGATTTATTTATTTATCCTATAGGCAATATTTTAAAAAATATTTATAAAAATATTAAATTTATTAGTGATTTAAATGACTTAAAATCAAACGAAAATATATTGCTGATAATGTATTTAAATGACTTGGGTAAATATGTAAAAAAATACGGATTTAACATTAGCTCAAATGTAAGAATAATTTTTATTCACGCCGATTTTATATATAATCATTCGAGCGATGACCAAAATGAAATTATAAATTTTGTAAATAAAATAAACTACAATAAATGTTTTGTTTGGGAATACAGCTCACAAAATATTTTTTACTATAATAAGTTTTACCCAAATATTAAATATCAATTTTTACCTCTACTGTATGATAAATATATTGAAGATTTATATACTTCGAAATTAAATAGAGGAAAAATTCCTTGGGAAAAGAAAGACATTGATGTAGTTTTTATAGGAGGCGATTCGCCTAGAAGAAACTCTTATTACGAAGAGATTAAAAAAAGATATAAAACTTGTATTATTACAGGAAATAATAATTATTCCGAAATTTTTAATTTACTTGAGCGTGGTAAAATATTTGTAAATTTGTTCGCAAAAGAAAGCAATAAAGCATTCGATTATTTTAGATTGGCATTATTATATTCAAATAGAGTATTTGTTATAACAGAAACTCCTGCTGTAGATTTTAAAATAGAAACAAATTTGTCAGAACTAAAAGATGTTATAATTACTTGTGAAACCAACAATTATTTAGACAAGATTGAAACTTATATAAAATTGCCTAGTGAGGAGATTGACAAAATAACATTAAGTGTATATGAAATTTTCAAAAAATACACATTAGAACAGTCTATCTTGGATTTTTTTGAAATATAATATATTTTAATTATATATAATGTTTATGAACCAAAGAAACATAAATCAGAGAAATACGAATCAGCGTATTATAAATCAGCACATTATAAATCAGCATAACGAAAATGTAAGAAAAAGTAAAACTAGAAGAATAATTGATTGTTTTACATTTTATAATGAGTTTGATATGATAAATTATAGATTAAATGTTTTAAATGATATTGTTGATTTTTTTATAATTGTTGAATCTACTCACACTTTTTCTGGAAAAGAAAAAAAAATGTATTCTGATGAACTAACCGAGCTTTTTGATAAATTTAAAGATAAAATAGTACATATTATCGTAGATGATATGCCATTTAAATATCCAAACATTAATTTTAATAAAAACGAACAATGGAAAAATGAGACACATCAAAGAAATTGCATTAAAAGGGGGTTAGATAAATTAAATATGTTTGATGAAGATTTTATTATAATTGCCGACGTCGATGAAATACCTGACCCAAGAACATTACAATTAATTAAAAATAACACAATTCCAGTTTATATTCATTCTTTAGAAATGGACCAATATTATTATAATTTAAACTCAAACCACCCTACACCATTGCATGCTGTAAAAATAGTTTTATATAGACTATTCAAACAGAATAATATGAATTGTCAAGATTATAGAGGGTTTAAATGTCCAAGTATAAAAAATGGGGGATGGCATTTATCATATTTTGGAGACAAATATTTTATAAAAAACAAAATAGAAAATTTTTCACATCAAGAGTATAATAATGATACATTTACAAACTTAAATAAAATAGAAGAAAGAATGAATAGTTTTACTGATTTATATAATAGAGGGAGCGAGTTAATAAAAAAAATATCAACAGCTCAAAATACTTATCTTCCACCAAATTATCATTTATATTTAAAAGACTTTGTAGTTTTATGATTAGTATAAATTTTTATAATTATATATTTAAGGAATATATAATTATGGAGGGTTTTAAATTATTAACAAGAATGGGATTAAGTACATTTACAGATAAAGCATATTTTCATTTATTTACAGAATTTTACAATGATTATTTTCTAAAATTTAAAGATAAAGAAATAAATATTTTAGAAATAGGTATATTAAATGGTGCGTCAATTCGTATGTTAGCGTGTTTTTTTGAAAAAGCAAAAATATATGGCATTGATAATAATCCAAATTCAATAAATGATGTTAAATTTCCTATTTTTGAAAATAGAATAAAGACATATTTATGTAGTCAAATAGATTTTAATAAAATTGATGAATTATTTAAAAATATAAAGTTTGATATAATAATTGATGATGGTTCTCATTTAACATCACACCAAAGAAAAACATTAGGTCATATGTTTAATTATTTAAATAGTAGTGGTATTTACATTTGTGAGGATTTACACGCGTTTATGAAAGGATATAATGATGTAAATCCTTCAACATTAGAGATTTTTAATAATTATATAAAAACAGGAAGTTATAATTGTGATTTGATATCTAAGGAAGAACATAAATATTTAAACGATAATATAGAGATGTTAGAGGTTTATCACAGAGACAGAAATGCGGTTATATGTTACAATTGTAAAACAATTAATAAATTAGACAAAAAAACGTGTTCTTGTGGTACAACATTAGACCCTATAAATGATAAAAGTATAACTAGTATTTTAATTCACAAGTAATGTTTTAATATCATTTGCGATATCTTTTATATCTCTATTTAATTGATTGTTATTAAATATAGGTTTATTTACCATTTCCAAATATTTATTATCATCAGCTACAATGGATACTATTGTACTTATTACTTTATTTATCATTATTTCACTCAAATTTGGTATATTGATAAATCTTTCCTTATTGAAATAGTCATAAATATTCTCTGACCCCCAGTATATAGGTATTGTTTTAGCCAAAAATCCATTTATTATTTTTTCAGTAATATATGTTTCCTGTTTTGTGTTTTCAAGGCAAATAACAAATTTATATTGTGAATAAAAATTTAAAATTTCATTTGAGTTGTAAGCACCTGGTATTTTTGGTGTATTATTTCTGAAATTGCCAGCATAATCTATTCTAACTCTTTGTTGCAGTTTATCCAAAAAATAATTTCTTTTTGGACAATTTGAATTTGATATAACAGCACAGATATTTTTTTGTGGAACTAAAAGTCTTGGTGACGGATTTTGTAGAAGGTTAAAATAATTATTAGAATAAATATAAGATATAAACAGGGGCGTATTTACTGTTTTGATTGATTTGTTTGTAAATTTACCAGTTAAAATAATGTTATATTCCGGAATTTTCGATAGTCTATGTCTATTGTTTTTGAAAGTGTCATAAATTATCCTTTCTTGTGATTCTCCATTAAAAAATATGGTATACCTCCAATTTTTATCATTTATATATGTCTTATCTGAAAAAACGCTTTCAAATAATATATCACTTTCGTTAAAATTACCGACTGTAATATCTTCATTAAACGCAAGTTCAAATATTTTTTGAAAAAACAAAAATTTATTTGGATCAGTGTTTTCTATAAATCCCCCCCAAAAACCATTAGCGAAGACCTTCATTATAAATTATGTTAATATTTAATAAAATCTATTTACATTTAAATTTAAATAATATAATTTGTTTATAAATATATAGTGTAGATTAATTATTGGTTTAACCTTACAAATAATTAATCAGTCTATAAAAACCTTTTTAAATTTTTTAATCACTTTTTCCGGTGTATAGTCTTTGAAAGCATTCCAGTCTTTTTTCGAAATTTCATCTCTATTTTTTTTTGTTAAAAAAGTAGTCAAAATTGAATATAAATTGTCTTCATTATACCAGACCCCCTTTTCTTTCAAAAAATAAATATGTGCTACATCAACATTTGGATTAAGTTTAAAATTAGGCGTAGATATAATTGGTTTGTTTTTAGTTGAAAATTCGGCAATAGATAATCCAAAAGATTCGCCTATATGTCTAGCATGTAACATTGCGTCACACGTATTTATAAATTCTACCTTCCTGTCTAAATCGATTGTTTTTTCAATATGAATTATATTTGGTAAAACATCACAAAACCGCTGTGTGTTCATAAATATAAAATATATTTCGTGATTATTTTTTGCTACATCATAAACTATTTTGTGTACATAAGGAATATCGAACGCATCATAACCTCCATATCTTCCATACACTACAGCATCTTCTGGGATATTTAACTCTTCTCTCATATTTTTATGATGGTAAGGTAAATTTACCATATGAGGAACAAAAGGAATCTTTTTATTATAATTTTTAATATATGGTGATATAGCAGCATAAACGTTCCCGTGCGGTTCATTACAACTAAATACACAATGAACTACTGTTTTGCAGACCTTACTTATTTGACCCTCGTTATCTCCACCTTTGGCTATATAAAAAATACCACATTTAATTTTAAGTAAGATAGGGTCGACTAATTTAAAATTGTTGACGCCAATTACTTGAAATTCCTTTTTAAACTTATCTATTACATCTTGTAAATTATCATTTCTTGTTGTATTATACATAATAATAGATTCATTCCCTAAAATTTTTTTATTATAATACGCATAATCGTATATTGCCAATGATGTTCCTCTCTCGTTTAAACAGTTGTCCCAAAACGCTATTTTAACCATTATATATTATATTATTTATATTAAAATACTATATATTATCTTACAGATATGTTATTTTACCTTAACGACGATTTATAGACTCCCTTTTCTGAACCTTGAGTAACAATTGTTGGTTCTGCCCAATAAACATTAAAATTATTATTTCTTATGACACAATTCATCCAAAAATCCGCAGGAACTAATATTGTATAATTTGGCATATTTAATTTTTCTACAATTATCTCTGCTGTTTTCTTATTTATTAAATATGAATCTAAACACCTAGTAGCTCCCTCGTTGGGTTTACCAAAAACACTATTCTCCTTTTTGTATATAAATTGATTTTTAATAAACAATTTGTTATTGATATGTAGTCCACATCCGTCGCCAATAAATAACATATTCCAATTTTGAGGTAATTGCTTAATATATAGGTCTAACAAAAACACAAAATTATCACGAAGCAAAACATCATCCTCTAGTATTAATGCTTCATTGAGATTGTCACAAACTATTCTTTTATAACATTCTATATGATGTAGGGCAACAGAAATTTCACCATCTCGTAAGTTTTTAAACTTACGTCTATCTTCTATTGTTAGTTTATCTTTTCCGTGGTTTGAAATAAATTCAAAATCAAGGTTAAATTTATTCATTTGCTGAAGTATTTTCTCTTTTCTATTGATTAATTTATCGTAGTGAATTATAAATATTTTCATTATAAATATTTATAATAATATAATTAAATTTTTAATATGTATTTTATTAAAATATAACTAATTGTTAATCTTTTATTCATATAATATACATTATGAATTGTTGTATTTGTGGAACCGTAAGGGAATGTGGTCCGTTTTTGAATAAAATATTTAAAAATATTGAACAAATTGGGTCCTTATTTGATGACTATACAATTATAGTTTATTATGATATTTCAAGAGATAATACATTAGATGTATTAAAAGAATATCAAAAAAAGAATTCAAGATTATTAATTTATGTTAATAAAGAGCCGCTTAGTGAATATAGAACTTTTAGAATAGCAAAAGGCAGAAATTTTTGCTTAAAATATATAATTGAAAATCAAACTAGATTTCCTTATTTTATAATGATGGATATGGATTGTGTAAATTCTAAAGGAAAGGTTAATATAGATCCTATAAGTAAATGTTTAAAGAGAGAAGATTGGGATGCGGTTTCTTTTAATAAACCGACATATTACGATATTTGGGCATTATCGATAAAACCTTATTATTTAAGTTGCGCCCATTTGTCAGGCGGGGAGGATGCAGGAATCGTAATATCCAAATACATTGTTAATTTAATTAACAATTCGAATAAGGATGACTTGATACAATGCGCTTCCGCATTTAATGGTTTTGCTATTTATAGAACAGATAAATTTGTGAATTGTCACTATTACGGCGGATTGAATTTAAGTTTACTTCCTCAACATCTAATAAAACAAAATATAGCTCTTTTTAAAGGAAACTTTAATTATAATAAAATAGAAGATTGTGAACACCGACATTTCCATTTAATGGCAATTAATAAAAATCAAGCGCGAATAAGAATAAGTCCTTATATAATATTTCCTGAAGATAATGTCTGGTAAATATTTAATTCTAAAAACACTTATTCGATAATCATAAGTGTTGTTCCATATTTATCTTGCCATTTGATGAAATTCCCTCTTGAATTATTTAATTAATAGGTTTTGGACAATTTCGTTAAATTTGTGTTTTTTACTAATAAACAACATGTCAACCTGCATGCAAAAATTGTTTACATAATGGTTTTCTAAGAATTCATATGGAATAAACCCAATATAATCCATAAATTTGATGTGTTCTAAAAAGTTAGGAACATTGTCGTTATATTGACCAAATAATGGCAACTCCAATATTACAAAATCAACAATATTATATATATCAGTCGCTCCTTTTAAAATAGGTATTTCACTGCCCTGACAGTCAATCTTAATTAATACATTTTTACAACCAGTTAAAATCCCTTCTTTATTTTTAAAAAATTCATTCAAGGTAATACTGTTTTTCTTAACTGAGGGACAATTCGTGAAATGCCTACTTTTCTCCTTAAACATTGAATCGCCTGTGTTCTTCATCTCGTACCAATCAACTTCAGTATTTGTCTCATTCAATAAGGTATTAAAAACGCGAATATTCGGGTTTCCCTTTAAATTATTCAGCTCCGCGTAATCAATTGGTTCAAATAATATATATCTAGATTTCGAATATATTTTTAGACACTCTTTTGTCCAGTTTCCATGATGAGCTCCTATATCAAGTATAAGATCTGGAAAATACATTTTTTGTTTTAATTTGTCAATTTTATCAAACATTATAATAACTACATATACTAAAAAATATATCTTTATACTTAATATTTATTTAACTAAATAATACTTCCGGGCTGATCATAATTCTTGCTCCGGATTTTTGTCTCGCCATTTGATGAAATGCTCTGTGTTCGCAATCTTCATATTGTCCCTTCACGTGACCATAATCCCTATAAACAACCCCTTTTGAATTCTGCGCTTTTGCGTGTGATTGTATATATTCCTTTGGAAATAAATCCAATCTGACTCTACCATCATAATACGTGTCTAAAAACTTGGCTGTTCTATAAATTGATAACCCATTAAACGACGAAATACATTGCATAAGCTGCCCCGGCTGTAACATTTTTAATCTTTTTACAACATAATCTCTTATTATGACATGATAATCGTAACTATGTTCAAAATGATTATAACTGAAGCAAAATGGCCACAACGATAGTCCCCAAATATCATAATAATACGGCGATGTATTAAATGAGAGTCCGTCCCAGTCTTCTCTCTTTAAACTTCGTCTAAGAGGTTCTATATTTACCTCCTTACAATTGACATCATCAAAGTCCATCATTATAAAATACGGATATGTTGCCCTATTATCTCGAATATATTTTAGACAGAAATTGCGAGCAGTAGCTATTCTATGCGTTCTAAATCTCGACGTTGGAACCTGATTCACGTAAAATAACAATCGCGGGTTTTTCTGCTGATATTCCTTCAAGACCTGGAGAGTATTATCGGTCGATGTGTCATAATAAATAACAATCTTATAGTCCTGAAAGAGAGAACCGAGTCTCTCAATATTGTCAAACACCTTTTTCAAATATTGACCACAATTCTTTACAGGACCACAAAAGCAGCAATTCATATTATATAACATTTTTATTTAAAATTGAAACCCAAACCAATAAATAATATTATTCAACCTAAAATGTATACAATTGTTACCAGCAGATTCAATAACACAACACGGGATGCTAATTACGCGTATAGGCAAAAGCACAAATTCGCCTGTATGTATTGTTCTCCGTTGGAGCTCTCCTCGAAGATAGCATATAATACGCCGGTCTTTGTTATTGAAATGAACAATTACACTAATAAAATTGAAGGAATCGGATTAATCAAAAACAAACCCGAAATGACTCGATACTATAAAGTACATGAGGACGGAAATACTAACAGATATATTTATATTGGCGATTACTATATCGACCGAAATATTATAGAAGAATACAATTCTCCTCTACTTTATGCGTTAGAGGTGATTTTGTTTACGGGTTATACTCATTCAAAAAGAGGACCAGGACTCACTTTAATTCCAAAAAACGCAGACACACAAGATGTGTGTGAGGGAATAAACATTAAACGGGAAATAAGAGAGATATTTCTACACCATTTCATAGAGAGGTTACGAACCAAGGACCCATTAATTGCGGACGAAAAAAAGGAGGAAATTATCGCGTAAAAAACGGCACTTAAAAAAAGGAACTAAATAATTCCGGATTTTTAATTAAAAACAATTATCTATTATAAACATATGACGGATATTGATACGAATGTTGGTAATTATACTCTATCTGAATTATTGACTATAGTTGGCATTGAAAATGAAGAAGTTACGGAAGACGAAATAACGCAAAAGACCGGCAAATTAATCAATCAATTTAAACAAAAAAATCCGCAATTATCCGTTTTTTTTAAAGGAGTTCGGAGTCAGCTTTTACAATACGCAGCCGGATTGGAGTATCAATCCGACGATGATCTAGGGAAAATTGTTGTCACACCCGATGATGATGAAATGGTCGAGGGGTTTGGTAACATGTCCAATGAAGCGACATATCCTCTTGGCGAGAAACAGGTATCAGATTGGTATGACAATGAAAACCTGACTCAGACCGACCAAAACCAGGTAAATAAAATTACACAACGGAAACAAAAAATCGGCGTTTTTGGGAATGACCACGCGCCAATGAAACGCCAACAAATCGCCACAACGGATACATTTAGATTACCCGTCAAACAAGATTCGCTCAACCCAAACTTGAAAAATACGGTTAGTCGATTTGTAAACTTGGATAGCCAATTTAGACAATATACGAGTGGAATCGATTCACTGTCAACGAATTACACACTGGACCTATCTGATACATTAAAAAACGCATTAAAATTAACGTTGTATTCTTATCAAATACCGTTCAGTTGGTATGCGATTGATAGCGCTTATGGTAATACTTGTTTTTGGTTAGTAAACGAAGGTCAGGACCCGGTGGTTATAAAAGTCCCTTCTGGTAATTATAGTCAAATCGACTTTCAAACGCAATTAAATCAATCTTTTTTGGATGCCGGATTCCATTTTCCGGCTCGCACAAAACCACCGTATCCATATGTGTTACCTGTAGACTCTCCCGTTTATTATAATCGAAATAGCGGCATTATTAGTTTATTTTTAATAGACGGGTCCAACAACACGGTTTCTCCGCCGTTCATTATTACATCTGCTACATCGATTTTATTCTACGATTTTACGGGAGTTTTACAATGTAACCAGTCATGCACAAGCAGTGCGAATCATTACTTTAATAATACACTTGGTTGGTTAATGGGTTATAGATTACCGTATATTTCAGTCGACCCAAGCGGTAATACTGCCTCTTGTATTTTAGATCTCAACGGACCAAAATACCTAATACTTGTGATTGACGATTATAATCAAAACCACGTCAATAATACTCTCGTCTCTATTACTCAGACAGCAAATAGATTGAAAATCCCATCTTATTATTCACCCGATATACCTTCTACGTGTATCCTGCCCCCATCAAATATAGCATCACAGGCTAATTTAGCGTCACTAGTCGCACAGGTCACATTAGAATCCATTTTAGATAATCAACCGCCAAATGGGCTATTAATTGCGGGTAAATATGAGGCTGATTATAACCCCACACAGGTTGTTCTGCCCAGCGCTCCTCGAACTATTACGCAAGCTCAGTTATATACGATTAATGATATAAATAAAAATAATAATAATTTGACAGATTATTTGGCAAAGGCTCCAACATCTTCGGATATTCTTGCGATTATACCAGTTAAAACTTCAACCGGTGTTCCAACTGGGTCTTTATTGGTTGAATTTAGCGGATCATTACAAAACATTTCAAGGACGTATTTCGGACCGGTTAATATTGACAGAATGGCGGTTAAATTATTAGATGACAAAGGTAATGTTTTAAATTTAAATGGCAACGATTGGTGTTTCACCCTTATTTGTGAGTGTTTGTATCAATATTAAAATCTCTCGATATTCTATGGAGATATTCTTAGAATTATTTGATAAAATTGGCTTCTTAGGACCTGTAATACTCAATATTACATCAGGTTATCTTTTATGGGATAAACAAACTCTGTTTTTTTATTATATTTTTGGGGTGTGTTTTGATGCGTTGTTGAATTTAGTATTAAAAGGATTAATACAGCAGCCTAGACCATCTGAAAATATTCAAACGTTTAATCTAGCGTTAACACACGGAAGACGATTTTTATTTAAAAATGGAATGCCCCATGATATTTTTGGTATGCCATCTGGACACGCACAATCAGTGTTTTTCTCAACCGTATTTATTTATTGCGCACTTAAAAAAAAAAATATATTGTATGGCTATCTATTAATGTCGTTAATTGTAATATCACAACGAGTTTTCTTTACTTATCATACACCGTTACAAGTTTTCGTTGGAGCTATAATAGGCGGCGCCATAGGGTATTTTGTTTATTATCTAGCAAGACTAAACCTGAAGGGTCATATTACAGAAAAACTAGACGATTTTGGACCACTATAGAGAGAGATGTCGATTTTAGAATAAGAATTACGAATATTATTTAATATTTGTAATCCAATATAGTTTATTTTTCACATACTATTATATGCGGTTCAGTAAATTTTTAGAACATTTAATAGTCTTGTGTTTATTTGTGGCAACGGTAGCCGCCACATACGTCTTTATTGTGACCATTATATTTAACGATCCAACTTATTCCGGATTTTATAGTAGTTGGCAACTACCCATGTTATTCGCATTATTTATTGATGCGGCATATTATAAGCACATTAATCGAATAAATTCTTTTGGTTAACGATTCGCTATCGTGCTTTCTTCACACGCGACACGATGACCAAGATAATATAAATGATCATCTGTACTCGTATGGGCTAAACTAAACTGGTCCGCACATTTCGGGTCTTCGCAGTTTACGCTACTACACGTGGTTAAGACCCCTGCCGCATCTTCAAACACTTCTCGACAGCTATGATAGTATCCAAGAACATCTGTTGGTGGGACGTGTGGCACAGTGTCCTTATTATGTGTCATTCGATAGTATTCACTAATGATTGTATTCACGAACGATGCGTGTTTCTTATCGCCAACCCGCGGTTGTCCATAATCGTATAATTTACAGCGAATTCCATTTTTCTCCAATTCCATCGCTATTAACTGCGCACACGACGCGCCGTATGAATGACCGGTTACTACAATCGAATAGGACGGATATTGTTTTTGTAATGCTCGCACGCTTTCTATTGCTTTATTGCTTACTCCTAGGGCAGAACGGTAAAACCCATAATGGACCTTACAGTTACATTCAGGATATGTTGTATATGCGACCATCATTACCTCAAAATCATCCAGCCAATTCATAGTAGAAGACGATCCCCTTAATACGACATATATTGATTTTGACGAGGGTAAGACTCCTGTGTAACCTTGTAAATCTGTCTTATGATCATATAAAGTATCTTTATAGACAAATCCTGCGGCGGGTCCTGCGACCTTCATAGTGTTATAATTATCTTTTCCGCAATAAGCCGCACCACTTAACCAGACACACGTATTTAATTGTGTCAAGTCTAACGAGGACGAGGTAACAAATCCCAGAAATGACAATAATAAACAAATTTTTAAAAATACCATGTATAAATTACACGGGGATTTTTATTTTTAATAGAATTTTTATTTTATACAATATTAAACGTTGAATAATTTATATTAAAATATTATTCTATTATAGTTAATGGCATGTACTCGTCATAATAATTACCAAAATGCGAACGGAACTCAACCAATTACTAACAGGTCCATATTACGGCGAGCGTCTCAAAATTGTAAAAGAAACAACCGTTCTTATCCAAGTTTTGCGCCTGTAATTTATAATTTATCGGTATTAAGTAGTTCGGCAGGAGCATATTCTTCCGTTAATATCGACGGAGCAAACTTTTTACCACCATCTTACGGAACTACTTATGTAAATTTTGGGCAATATACAGACCTACCTATCGCATTTTATAGCTCCTTTAATATTTCATTTGTAGTTCCGTTGAATGCTCCTCCTGGTAACTATGCTGTTACCGTTGTTAATGTTTATAATGGAAATTTTAGTCCGGCAATCAATGAGAGTTATCCTGGAAATCTAGTTTATTCCAATTCAATTACGTATAACCTTACATAAAAATATTCAATAAATATATATGGAATATTTTTACTTATATATATTTATTTTAGTTAGTTTTATATGCTTTGTTTCATATTACAATACCTATATGGATAGTCATATGGAAGCATTTGCCTCTAAACCACAGATCTTTATATTATTGGGCGACAGTATACTTAAAAATGACGCATATGTGTCTGACGGCAAAAGTGTAGACGATTTACTTAAAGAGCGAACAAATGGCTCTTCAATATGCTTAGCAGCGGATCATTCGAAAATAGTAGATATTTATAGCCAACTTGAAAGGCTTCCGACTGAAATAAATAATAATTCTACAACTATTTTTCTCTCTGCAGGTGGGAATGATATACTAACTTATTATGTTGATCAGGGAAACACCGTAACTGATACGAGTATTTTAGGACCCATGTTCGCAGCCTATAAGAAACTAGTTAAACATATTCACACCATATTACCTAAAGCAAAGTTGGTTCTATTGGATATTTATTACCCTGAAAATTTGAGTTATACCCAATATCACCCTGTATTAAAAGAATGGAATGATTTGGTTTATAAATATGCCAGTAAAAATGATTACAGTGTTCTTAAAATTAGTAAGGTTCTTACAAAATCAGAGGACTTTTCTTTTGGAATTGAACCTTCGGCGACCGGAAGTAGAAAAATTGTTGAGACGATTATATCAAGTTATTAAAATTGTATATAAAAACAACCATATACTTATAATAAGTTTGACATGTTATCAGAACAAAATACAGGATTAGAACGGAACTCAATTGATAAATTTTATACCGACGTGGGTTACGCTGATAGGTGTGTTGAATATTTTATGAAATATGTTACGATTAAAGCCGACGATTTGATTATTGAGCCCGGTGCTGGGAATGGATCATTTATACCAAGCATAAAATCTAGGCATTTAAATAGCCGTTTTTATGATATTGAACCTGAAGCTGCGGAAATTATAAAGCAGGATTACATTTTGCTTGACACGACTCCCTTTACCGAAAAGAGTGTCCACGTTATCGGTAATCCTCCTTTCGGAAGACAATCTTCGTTGGCAATAAAATTTATAAAAAAATCGTGTGAGTTTGCTAGAAGCATTTCATTTATATTGCCTAAAAGCTTTAAAAAAGAGAGCATGCGGTCTAAATTTGAGAAACATTTTCATTTAATATTTGAAGAAGATGTTCCGCAAAATTCATTTCTTGTGAATGGAAATACACATGATGTTCCGTGTGTATTTCAAATATGGATTAAAACGGAATTAACCCGCATTAAGATAGAAAAGCAGCAGTCAGCCGGGTTTGAATTTGTGAAAATTGATGATTCACCCGATATTTCATTCAGAAGAGTAGGAGTTAATGCCGGAAAAATTGAGGCGGATACTAATAAAAGCGAACAATCGCATTATTTTATAAAATTTACAAATAATCGACCGCTTAGTGAAAACCTGAATAAATTAAAGGCGATTACATTTGATTTTAATAATACGGTTGGGCCAAAATCCATTTCAAAGCTAGAACTAATAAATGAATTCAATCGAGTCTTGTAATTATACAACTCGATAATACATAAGAAGTTGGTAGCTTTTAGTGAAATTCCATTCTAACGGAGTGATTCCGTCAGAGTCTTTTGTGCCTTCAAACTGCCAATTCACATCACTATTCAGTTTGTGTTTCCACTCCATCGGAACGATACGATGAAAACTTGCCCCATCGTAACTCATTTCTTTCCTCTCGCACGTGATAGTTGCGCAGAAATGTTGTTTTGATATATCTCTCACAACCGCACTATCTATTTCATATTTACCATTATTTACTGTAAATGAAAACGGTTTTTTATTAAATTCCTTAGACTCGCCTTCAAATACCTCTAGAACGATGATATGCGGTAAATGTCGCATTTTTGAAACGGCCTCCACTATTTTATCCTTCCATTTACTATCGGCGTGTCTTATAAGTAATGTCTGAATAGAACGATTATTTAAATAACTAATTATACCAACGTAATACATTAGCGGATTCCCTGCCTGATCCATGTCAACAATATAAGGCTGATTGCGTTTATATGAGTCTGGAATACTCTTGTATAATAAATGTATTATGTTGTTTGTATTTAATTTATATGCATATTCATTACCCGTAAGACACGCGTCTATTCCAAAATTTAATAGTGCGAATGCGTCTCGTAGTTTATCAGGTATAACTGTATTATCTTGCTGTTTCCCTTCAATCATCAATTGTCGTAAAAAATGGAAAAATTTGCGACCTTTATCGCTAACAAAAAATGTCACAAACATCGCATTAAACCAACAATTCGACTGCGATTGAATAGGAGTGATAATCTTATTGGTATCAATATGCTTATCAGCGGCCAAATTTTTAAGCAAAAACTTCTTTGCTTCTGGTGTGTAATAGTAATAACACGTTTTACCGAATAATTTTCCGCGTATTCCTATTTGTAACGGCTCTTTAAAATTAAACGCTGCCTCCATATTGCAGTCAAGTAGTTCCTTACGAGGCACAGATTTCAATGTCACTAAATCTTGGTTTATTGTAGGCGAGTAGGAATGTGACGCCAATTTCTTAGCAACCTGAATACTTGCTTTGCGTAATTTCATTGGTGTTCTATTTCGCACGATTAACTCTCTGTGGCGATGTTTGACTGTTTTGGGTTTTTTTTTCAAATGATGTCGATGCTTTCTAGATTTATTCATATAAATTAATAATATTTTTATTTTATATAATGGGTGCTGGGATTTTGCCAACAACAATACATAAGGGGAAACTATATTTTTTATTTGGCAAAGAAGGAAAGCACGAAGATTCTGCTCCCGGGTTCTCTGATTTTGGCGGCGGAACAGATAAAGACGAATCATTTTTCGATACTGCTATAAGAGAAGCAGGTGAGGAATTTACTGGGTTTTTAGGGAACTCGATGGATGTTCGTAAAATGTTGACAAGACGCGGCACGTATAACATTGACCATAAGACGGATGGTCATAAAACATATCGCATGCATATCTTTCCATTTGAGTATAACCATTGGTTACCTTTTTACTACAATAATAATCAGCGATTCCTTCAGAAAAATTTACCAGAGTCGGTATTTAAAACCACTAAAATATTTGAAAAGGCCGAGATCAGGTGGGTATGTGTAGACGATCTAAAAAAAATGCGCCCACAGTTTCGTTCCTACTTTCAGAACATTATTGATATGATGCTTAACCAAAAAGAATCCATAAAATCTTTCATAGAAAAGGGCCGAAAAAAGAGCACTGAAAAAAAGACACTGTCGCGTAGAAAGGGTACAAGAAAAAACCGCTAATCACCGGTCTTTTCCCCTTTTTATTTGTTTTTTGATTAGATTATGTTAGATTATTTTTTATTTGATTTTTTTTGTTTTTTATTATGTTAGATTATTTTTATTTGTTTTTGTTTTTTTATTCTTCATCGACTGAGTTAAATCCATACTGGGTTTCAGGGCGCGCAAGAGTGTAGCTTCTGGTCAGCATCTGGGGTTCTTGGGCTGAAGAGGGAGTTCTTCTTAGGCGATGACCATTCACCCTGTCGAGTTCTTGTGTTAGCATCTCGCATCTAACCATAAGTTCGGCATTTTCCTTGAAAAGGCTAAAGTTTTCGGGGGTTTGCTTTTCGCGAATAAGCTTCTCATTCTCGGCCGTCAAATCAGCCACCATAATAGCTAGCTCCTTGTTCCTATCGATAAGATGAGTTACTTTACCATCAAATTTAGCTATCAAATCGATAAACATATATACACCAAAAGTCAAGGTGCCATATATCGCGGCGAAAATCATAATATCAAAACCTCCCATCATTGTATCTAATTTGTTTTATAAACGTAAGTGCTAAGCAATTGATACACTACATTTAAAATTAAAAAAGTATTTCAATTTTTTTAATTTTATTATGATAAACAAGTAGACAAAAAAAATATAATTTCCGCGTCGTTTTTTTCTTTTCTAATATAAATGAAAATTACTCACACCATGTTAATTATGTTTGTCGGTAGTTTTATTATCCAGTATTTTTTAATGCCCCCTATTATGGTGAGCAAAACTGCGTATATAACAAATAACATAGGCAAGGCATATATGGCTGTTATAATGGGTTTATTTATGGTATTGTTAGAAATAATGATGCACGATCATCAATATAACGTATTAAGCTTGAATTTGTATGCGATTTTTCTGGCAATGATAGCATTGTTCGTTTATCTTTATAGGAAACAAGTAGCTATTGATGATAAACAATATTTGGAGGGGATGATCGAGCATCACTCTATGGGAATATTTACAAGCGAAGAAATTTTGAAGAAAACGGATAATTATGAGGTTACGAAGATTGCCAAAAATATTATTCAAACACAAAACGACGAATTAAGCGCAATGAGGAAGCTTATCAACAAATAAACGGCTATATAAATTCGCGGCTTCCTCTGTTTCGCGGTGTACTTCTGGTGGAGATGGCCACTCCGCATAAGGGGTCGCTTTCGTCGTTGCCCTATCAAGAGCCAATAAATCCTTAAGTGCCAACATCCTTCTCTCTAATGGGTTCATCTTTGCCGGATATTTTCTTGAAATCTGTTTCCATCTCCATTCAAATTGAAGTGCTGCCGGCCAATCAGGAAACCCCGACACGTGCGCAGCTCTAGTCCAACTTTCACCTTGTGCTACTTTTGCGCCTGTTGCGTGGGCCCCACCCTTTATTTCCTTGTTATGTTGTCTAAGACGTCGGGTTAAATCAACTGTTGCGCCAACATAAGTGGAGCCGCTTGTTGATACTAATAAATATACAAATGACATTTCTATATAAACATATTAAAACTTAATTTCTAATATGTTTTTTGTTATTAGCAGCCTGTTAAATTCTCCCAGGTGCCATTTGAGGCAGAATTACTCGTTCCGCTCTTTTCATTATAGGAATCTACTGCGCATTTTGAGACTAAACAAAGATAACGCTCATCTTTGCTAGCATCTACAGGCGTAGATAATGAAATTTTCGGTGAAGTTACATTGCCGGTTCCAAGATAGCCCGAAGAATTTGCTACTAAAACTAAATGACGCTGTTCGTTATTGAGACCGGGTGTCTTTATAGAAATTGGATGCCTGTTTGAAACGAAATCACTTGTTGCGGAATAAGCTCTGTTCGGTTGTTTAGTGGATATAATGGCGGAACACGCTTTCGCAATATTCATGGCACAATTTCTCATAATATATAGATAGATTTTATCCTTTACATCATTTTATTCAATATACAATTATTCAGAGAGAGCCGGAGATACAAATAAGTTATAGCTCATAAAATACATAAATATAGCTGTATATATTTATGTATCATGTCTATAAAAGTGATTAATCTGACTATACCGGATAACGTGTGCCTACCTGATATTATTAATAGTTTCTCTCCAGAGGAGACATATCTAATGTTAAAAATCGGAAGCGGATGTTTGGCAGAGGGTCGAAAAGTGGTCGCAGGCCTTACGCAAAAAGAGATATACCAAAAAATCAGGGATGAATCAAGAAATGAAATTCACGGATTGGAATTGAAGATTGTAACAGAAAAGGAGGTTACTAAAAAAATGGAAGAGAGAATCGCAAATATGTATGAAGAAAGACTCGATAAACTGACAAAACAAATACTAGAAATGAGTGATCAAATAAGAAGTCATAATATAAATAACAAGGAGGCGATTACAAAAGAGGTTGATACGATTCGCGGCAGATTTGACCTATTATTGGAACAAAAGGATAGGCAGGTCGACAAGTTAGCAGATAATTATGAAAAAATGATAATTCAATCCCATAAGAGCACTTCACACAAAGGCGCGGATGGAGAGAAAACATTCTGCGATTATTCGGATACCTTTAAAGATTTTAAGGGGTTTGAAATAATCGACAAGCATACGCAGGGCGGCGAAGGAGACTTCCATCTACATTTTGAAGAGTTTGATGTTCTAGCAGATGCCAAGAATTACAAAAAGAAGGTTCCGAATGATCAAAGAGAGAAAATCAAGAATGACCTCTTGAAAAATGAACATTTACATTTCGCATGGCTAGTTTCTCTCAATACGTCTATTGAAAAATTTGACAAGGCGCCAATAATGTATGAATGGATCAACACGACTCAGTGTATCGTGTATATTAATAACCTATCCGGTTATGAGGACCCACAGAAGATTCTACGAATAGTATGGTTCACGTGTAAGGAACTATACAAGTTAATCGAAGATGTCAATTTTGACGAAGCCGAATTGACTGGATTAAGAGAGCGTAATTTTAAGATGATGGATCGTGTTAAAAATATTAGGAAGACAATTCGCGAAATCAATACATCAATGAATACCACCCGCAATTTAATTCAAGTTATGGATGACGAATTAAGGGGTATGCTGGAGTCAGAGACAACACAATTAGTCGCATCCAATATTTCTCTCTTTGACGACTGGTGGGTTCAGAATATAGAGACGACTGGTAGCGAAACTGTGCTATCCTCTACTGATTTATGGACAAGATTTAAACAAGAAAACAAGATCCTAATAAATGATATGAATATAACCGGTGACAAATTTAAACAATATATTAAATCCAAGGTCCCGTTATCATGCATAGTTCTTCGAAGTAAGAATTCAAATTCCGCATTTGATATAAAGGGTATTAAAATGACAGAAGTAGAAAATACCGTCGTTGAAGACAAAATAGAGGTCGAATTTAATGAGGAGGTCTTGAAACCCAAGCGGATTATTAAAAAGAAGGCCGCCTAATAGTCAAGACATATTTAAAAAATTGAGTTAAAAATATTATTGTAGTAAATTGTATACTAGACAAATGGATAATAGCAAGATTATAAATCAAATCAACCAGTTATTTCATAACAAAGGGGTCAAACAAGAAGAGCGATTTAATCTATTAATTGAGCTCTTAGAAAACAATAAAAATGGCGTCCCTAATGAACAATTCAAGGAAATTATCCAGCTAATAGAAACGTTTGATTACAGTAATACGGATTTAATTCAACAAATATTCATGTCTATCGGTAGCAAGTATATTAAGTATAATTTGGACCAGTTTTATACACCACTAACAATTTCATTATTCATAAATCGACTTATGATTACAGGACCCGAATATAACGCAATCGACCCGGCGGGAGGAACCGGCGATTTATTACTATATTATAACGGTAATAAAACTATCTGGGATATCGATGAAAACGCATTGAAGCTATGTAAATTTAATTATGAGCTTAATAAGCAAAGGGATTATAATTTAGTTTGTAAGAATTCGCTTGAAAATTTTGAAGGCAGCGAATCGTCATATTCATATTCTACAATGAATCCACCATTCGGATCTAATACAGTGATCACTGACTCTAAGATCTTGGACAAGTTTGAATTGGGACGAGGTAAAAAGAAGCAAGAGATCGGAGTTTTATTTTTAGAACTCGGCCTGAAGTTGTTGAAGAATGATGGAATCTTATTTATAATAGTTCCGGCTGGTTATGTAGGGAACGGCAACAAGGTTTGTAGTGAAATGCGAGACCTAATATTGAAAAATAGACTTATTGCGTCGATTTCACTCCCCGAAAATACGTTCAAGAGAAGCGGAACTGGTGTAAACACGTATTTATTAATCATACAAAAGAAGACGATACCGCCGACAGAACCGTATAATATATTTATTTCAGGGGTAAATAATATTGGATACAATTTGACTAAAAAAGACACACCTATTAAATACAAATACATCAAGGAAACAGGTGCGACTATTGTTGACGGAGACAATAAACCTGTTGTAGATAATGATCTACTCGATATTTATGACCAACTATGTAGTTTTAAGATGGATAATAGTCTGCTAGGCCTAAAAGCAGCCAATTTTGAAACAGAATATGAATATATTGAATCGAATAAACTGAGCTCGAATATTGTTGATATTAAGAGATATTTACAGACCTATTTAGGTGTGGTTGATAAATTGACTGCGTTAAATGCGACACAAGTAAAGAACTTGGGGAAAATAATCAAGACGACAACAAAAATAGAAGATACGCGTCAATATAAATATATCGATATTAGTGAAATAAATTCGCCTCTATATGGTTATAAAGAATTGTATGGATGGGAATTGCCTTCCAGGGCAAAATATTCGTTGAAACAGAATGATATTCTTGTCAGTAAATTAGAGGGAACAATGTCTTATTGTGTTATATTAGAAGATGACGTTAATTATATCGCTACTAATGGGGTCAGCGTAATTCGTCCAAATAATTTACAGGCGTTATATGTGCTGATGACAAATATTATGAGTAAGGATTTTGTAATACAACACACGGCCTTCTTAACCGGAAGCATAATGGCATCATTATCGGACACAGATATTGAAGAGTTTCTAGTAGACGACAAAAATGTTGATATTGAGTCTACTAAGAGAATTTTAGAAACACTCAAAACGCTACAGCAATTGCGACGATAAAAAAATACCCGAAAGCATTTGTTTATTTATTTGTTTATATTTTTTGTTATTTTTTGATTTGTTTTTATTTATTTGTTTATATTTTTTTTGTTATTTTTTGTTTTCTGATTATTTGAGAGCATTTAGTATCTGCTCTTTATATGCCGTGTTAGTTAAAGCAAGCCGGATAATCTGCTCTACACGCTGTTTCTCTGAATAGCCCCCTTGCTCTCTATTACACGAACAATGTCCAATATAAACATTACCCTTTTTTGTTCCTATAATCGGATCACGATGGCAGAAGTTGACTGAATGTTCCTTAGAACAATAGGTCTGGTTCAATTCTGAAATATCCATTAGGCTTCCACACCACTCGCACATGTGACTATTCGGTGTGATAGTAATCCCAATTTTATCGCGGAACTCGCTCGGACATTCAGGAGCATTTCCACAGTTGAAGATTTGGGTGAGCAGCTCTTTTATAATGTCATTTTGCTCACTCGGTAAAGCAAAATCTTCTGTGCGAATACCCATCGGCGCGGGAAAACTAGCACATTCTTCGAACTCTTTGCGCGTAAATGTCCCAGAAATGGGAACTGTGTGCCTATCGGTCCTGTTGAATACAGGATCTCCGATTCTCTCTAGCTTATTTGTGGTATTATTCGCAGAATATTCGTTGAATTGCTTCATATTTATACAGAATGTATTCCCTTTCCCCACATACGAATCCTGGTAAGCCTTCTTCAGAAGCTGAACAAACGACGCACTACCTTCAAAATGCTTATAGAGCTCCTTTAAGCTAATGGGCGCAACTGTGAACTCGCTGATAGCAATCCGTCCGTCGGGATAGCTTGGAGCATAGACAAACACGTCATCTCTATTTAGAGGCGCAAAATTCGCGGCAAATATATCGCAACTAATACTATACACTCGCGACTTATTGAACGGCTTAACGTGTGTTTCAATATCATTCTGCGCAATGATGGAACACGGAACCGCCTGACATAACCATTCACCATTGACTATAATAGTCTTATTGGATGCCACGAAACGCGTAGCTTCATTAATATTTCTCTCCATTATACATTTTCTGGCTACCTTACTAACTTCTAAACTCATTTTAGCGCTCATTTTACGAATGAAATAATACAAACTGATAACTATTGTTAAAATAATAACCTTTTAATCATTTTTTTTATTTAAATATTAAAAAATGATTGCCACATAAATTTTATAAGTACTTGCTTATTTAATGTATACTTATTTAGGTGCGAATATTGTTGTTAGAGAATAAACTGCTACTAACGCGACTAAGAAAAGCGCAACAGAATCGCCGTATGTGTTTAGATCATGAACAATTGTCCTTCTTTCGGGAGTTTTATTTATAAAAAACCAAATATATTGATCGTCTATCATAAAATATAAAATACTACGAACCAAGAGTATTTTGAAAATAAGTCTCGCAGCATATGTCAACTTATAAGTGTATAGGAAATAACTAATAGCCCAAATAGTAATGAAATTCATTGCGGATCGTATTTTTACTA